AAAATTAAACTTTACAAATGGATAAGTATGTATAGTTTTATAACATCTTTTACCTTTTTCACATCTGCCATTATTTTTCATCATATTTAAATATAATCCAGTTTCATCAATTGATATTATATTTCGTTTGCCTTTATCAATAATTTGTTTATAAATATTAATTTTATCTTTTTTTAATGTTGATAATTTCTTTTCTGGATAATATTTCCTTCTCAGTTGTTTATTGGTTAAATTTAATTTATATTTAATGATATAAAATAGATAGGATACTGATATATCAATTTTATATTTTTTAATAATTTTCTTTTTTATTTTTGATAATATTATTGTTGGATTTGTTTTAATTAAACCAATTATATATTTTAATATATCATTTGTTATTATTGAAACTCTGTTTTTATAATTTTTTCTTTTTATATCACCAGTTTCAAAATATCTTTCAATCCATCTGTGTAATGATGATTTACTACAATTTAATATTTCAGATACTTCTCTAATGCTATTTAATTTTAAATATAGTTTAACAGCAGTTAATTTAAAATCATTTGAATGTTGCTTTGTCATTAAGCCCTTATGGGTGCAATTATATTTTTTTTACTGTTAAGTGTCCCATTTTTCAGTGAAAAAGGTGTAATAAAACACATGTATGTTATAATTTTTTATTGTGCATATATTAAAATTATTTTTAAGGATTATATAATTATAGTGTATATTATTATATAATTTAATTGTTAGTAGGAAAATCAGGATATTTAGCTTTAGCGGGATTTTGATAAATTGGATATGGAACATTAATATTAAAATTATTCATTTCAATTTCATGTTCTCTATTTTTTTTATTAAATTGTTTAATAATTTCATAATCAGATATTAAAAAGTCTGTACCTAATGCATCAAATGAATAATATTTATCATCAATTGCATCAATATTAGAATTTTGTTTACAATTATTATCTGCACCCATACAATCATAATCAACATTAAAATCATCAGTATAATAACCATCAATAAAAATAAATTCAATAGCAACTTGCTGAGATGAATTTATTGATTGTGTAGGTGGTTCACCATCAAACAAATTATATCCTTCAAATGGATCATTTTTTGTAACAAAATGAACAGTAATTTGAAGTTGATCATGAATAGATTTTAATATTTTTTTAATAACTAAAGTTATAACATATTTAGTTTCAGCATCAGTATATTCTCTTTTTCCAGTAATAATTTTAATTAATTCTATAGGTGAATTTGGAGGTGTATCTGCATAAAGATTATAATCAACACCAATATCTTTATAAAATTTATTAATTCCTTTATCTTCAGTATATTTTTTAAGTTGAGAAGTTAATGGCATATAATTATTAAAATTATTAACAATTTCATAAGATTCAGGTAAAGATTTAATTTCTTTATTAATTCTATTAATAAACTGTGTTACTAATTTAATAAAAATAAATGGTGTATTTCTATTTAATTGATATTGTGTAGTAACAACAGGTAAACTTTGTAAATTAAAAATAATTTTTTGATCAGGGCAAATATAATTAAATGCAGTTAAAACATCACGATAAGAATCTGAAAATTGTGTTTGAACAAAAAATTTATTTAGTTTTTTACAAGGTATTTTATTATTAGATTTTTTATTTTTTAAATCATTAATAATTTGAATATCTTGGTTAAATTTAGAGGATTTATTATTTGACACAATATTTAATGGTAATTTATTGGATGATAATTTATTTATTTTATTAATAATTTTATTATTTTGTTTAAAATTTGAATTTTTATTAATAAGATTATTAGCAGGATTAAAAGGATCATAAGGTTTTTGTGGTGGTAAATCTGAACCATCAAGAATAGTTGAAACATCAGGTATATCAGAATCTAATTGAAATTGACTTAAACCATCAACAAATGGATTGGTAATATTAATAAAAGAATCAAATTTGTTAAAATAAATTGAAAATATTTTAATAAGAACAATAATAATTATTAATATAAGTATAAATTTTATCATTATATTTATTTATAATAATAATCAATATAATATTTTTTAATAATAATTATATATTAAATAATAATATTTGGTTCATTAATAGATTCTGTATCATATTTTGTATACAAGTCAAATACACCTTCTGCATCATATTCACCATCAACATCCATACCTTCAAATTCCTGATTATCATTTTCAATTTGTTCTTCAAGTTTTTCTTTTTTTTCATCATCTAAATTATCAATATTTTTAATTTCTTCTTGATTAGAATAATAATCTAAAACATCAACCATAAAATTAGATGTTTGTGTTTCTAAATAAAATTCGGATGTATATAATATTTGATAAAAACAACTTAAATCCTTATTAAATTTAGAGATTTCAAAAAATGTATTATTAAATATTATGCAAATAAGATTAGCAATAAAATTAATAATATTAGTTTTTATATTTTTATTTGAATTATAATTAATTAATCTAATAATTTCATCAATAATATAATTTAATGTAATATTAGTAATATAGTCATTTTTTAAAATAACAGTATAATTAATTGATTCTAAAAATTTAGGAAAATCATCTTTTGTTAATTTAATATTTTCAAATGGTAAATATAGATTAATTGTATTAATATATTTAAGAAATATATGCAATGAATTATAATCATTATTAATATCTTTATTATTTTTATTATTTTTATTATTTTTTAAATTATTCTTTTTAGATTTATTGTCATCATAAACTTCAGTAATAATATTTTTTTCTATTTTTTTTTGATATTTAGTATAAATTAAATCCAGAGAATTATTGGCAGAATCAGAAATATAAGTATTACTAATTTGTTGATTTAAATTATTACCATAAGTTGTTTCAATAGTAATAATATTAATTTTATAATTATTTTTAAATCTATTAATATATTTTTTAAGTTCAATTCCTAATTTTTTAACAATATTAAATCTTCTGTATGCAATTTTATTTATAAAATTTTCCATATTAAAATTAGAAAAAATTTTTTTAAATTTTTCTTCAGAATATCCAAAAATTTCTGGATAAAAATCTCTAATATTAATTTGTTCTCCTGTGAAACCAAAAAATGTCAACATATTTTTAAAAGAATAATTAATTTTAAGTTTAATATTAAAATTTTTATTATTAATATATTCTTTATTAAGTTCTCTATATCCTAAAAATATTTTTTCTTCAAAATCATAAAATAATTCATATTTAATATTTTTTTGAATTGTATAAACTAAAACACTTCTTTTAAAATAATTATGATTTTCAATAAGTCTAAATTTATTTTCATTTTCATATACTAAAATTGGAGTTTCAAGTTTAGCACCATTATAATCAAAATTAATAATATAAATATTCCAAAATAAATTATATGTTTGATTATTAATAATAATTTCAATACCAATTAATTTTTGCATAGAATCTAACAATTTATCAATTGAATTATGAATATTATTATTATATTTTTCATATTTATAAATGATTTTATTAAATAATGTTGAAATTGCTAAAACTTCATTATTAGAAATATTAATAGAATTATTTATAATTTTTTGTACAATAATATTATTTTTTTTAATATTAATTTCAATAGTATTATATAATTTAAATAATTCTGAATCAGTATAAGAAATTGAATCTCCAAATACATAACCACATTTTAAACAATTATCTTGATCTAATTTAGAATTATATTTAAATTGATGAATATTACCAGTTTTACAATATTTTTTTGCTAATTTTCTTAAATATAAAATAATATATCTTTCTTTTATTAATTTTTCACTATCAATAATTAAGTTTAAAGGATTTGATATTTCATTGCATTTAATACACATTAAATTTTTATTATTAGATTTAAAATTATGAAATTCGCCACTAATACAATTTGTAAGATTTGAAATTTTATTAATTTTAATTATATTTTTTTCAATTAAAGGACATTCTAATCTTGTTAAACAATATTTTTTACTAAATTTATCATATAAATAATCATATACAAAATTATTATAAATATCATTATTAGGTTCTAAATCAAATTTTGCAGAATTAACAATCATTTTTATTTGTTGTTTACTATTGTCTGCTAAATACATTTTATCAAGTTTTTTAATTAAAGTAAAATTTTTAAAAAAATCAATTTTATAATAATATTTAGTTTGAAATATTTCATATAAATAAATTTTTTGTAATTTAAGTTGATCAACATTTACTAATAATATACTATTAAAAATTTCAATAATAGTATTAATAATTGATTTTTGTATAACCAAGAAATTTTTTTTTTTATCTATTATATTTGATTCTGTAGAAAGAGTATCTGCCCATAAATTATATTTAGAAATAAAACAACTCATAATATAAATTAAATAACATAAAATAGGATAATCTTGAACAGGTTTAATATCATGTGATTTATTAATAATAATATTAATATTATCAAATAAAGTATAACCAATTTTTTTATAAATAAAATAACTACATATTTTATCATTTGAAAGAGATAGTATTTGTGTATCATTAATTTCAAGAATTAACAAAATTAAAATATAAGAAATAATATTATTATATTTAAGAAATTTATAGAAATCTTTATCTTTTGATGAATAAACAAAAATATTATTTTCAAGTTCAAAAATATAAAGATTAGAAATATTTTTATTAATACCAAAAAGATTAATATATTTATCTCTATTTGATAAATATGATGATTTTTTTAAATAATTATTATGAGCTAATAAAATATCCAGAGTATCTTTAATAATATTTTTTCTTTTTGTTCTTGCAGTATAACTTGAACCAATTATACCTTGTATATTTATTATAGAAGAAATACGATCAATTATTTTATCAAGACTTCTAATTGATGTTTTATATTTTTCAAATTCAGGTAAATCTTCTAATGGTAAATCTAATTGAACAGAAAAAGTTATAAATGATTGTGTATTATTATCAAATTGACCATCAAGAATATATCTTTTTATATTAATTGAAGATTTACAACTTTTACAAATAAAATCTTGTGTTGGACTTATATCAACATATTGTTGTATAAATTCATAAATAAGATTAGAATATCTTGAATCTCCTTTTTTTTTAAGTTCACCAATTTTATCCCAAGATATATTGTGTTGACATATTCCATAAATATATTCATTATTATTAAAATCTGAATTTAAATCTAAATCTAAATCTAAATCTAAATTAATATCTTTTTGTAATTCTTTTTTTAAATAAGTTTTATTTATAATTGGTTTTTCTGATATTATAAAATCTGTATTAATTTTAATAGTTGGTATAAGTTCTGATTGTTTTTTAGTAATAATTGGTAATTTATAAATATTACCATATAGACCAGGAAATTCATCTTCTTTATAATCATAATTATCAGTATTTTTTTTTGATTTTATATAATACATAAGAAATTCAAGCTCATTAATATTTTTAGAATATTTTGGATTAATAATATCAGGATATTTATATTTATAAATATCAAATTTATTAATATATTCAGTAATAGATTTTGAATGTGAATTATTAACATTGTCCTTAATATTATCAATAACACATTCCATAACCCAATCATATAAATATGCAGATAATATTTTTACTACATCATTTTTATTCATATTTGGAGAAATATCATAATTTGGCACAAAGTATTTTTGTTTTTCAAGATCAAATAACCAATAGTAATTTTTTTTAAGTATTGATTCTTGATTTTCAATATTTTTTTCCATTATTTTGTTTTTTAAAAGAATTTTTATAACTTGTAATGGATTGTCTGTTTCACTACAAATATCAACAAATGTATTAGGATTAATACAATTAATATCATCTGTACTATTACATATAACAAAACCAACAATATTAGCTAACATATTTTCAGAAATAATTCTTGTCTGTAATGTATTAAATTTTTTATTATTAACTTTTAAATTAGAAATTGATATATTTCGAATACTTTCCAAAGTGCTATTAGAATTAAAAACAAATCCATTTTTTTTAAAATCCTTAAAAGAAATATAAGGATAAAATTTATAACTAATTAAATCATTAAGTAAATCAATATTTTCATTATTCATTTTAATAATATTTTTCATTTTAGAAATTATTTTAATATCTTCATAAGTATTAACAAGAACTGCATTTCTATTTTGTAATGGTATATAAAATAATTTTTTAATTTCTTCTGGATTTTTATAATAATTACATACTGTATTAATTTTATTTACAATATATTTTATTTTTGTATCATCTTTTTTTTTAACTGATTCATGTTTATCTCCTTGTTTTTCATATTTTTCACTGTCTTTATTATATAATAAAAAATCATCAACAATAGGTATTATAATATTAGTATCAAGTAAATTTTGAATTTTTAAATCTAAATCAGTAAAATATTTTTGTGCATCATTAATATTTTCAGAATAATCTTCATTAATTAAATTATATATTGTTTCTGGCAAATTTGTATAAAGTTCTGATGGTTCTAAAATTGTTTGAATTGAATTAAAATCAAAAAATGAACTTTTTGGAACTACAATATCAATAAAAATAAATTCACCATTTGATATTTCTGTTGTTTCTATAATATTAAAAATTTCTTTTTTTTCAGAATTTTTATAAATATTTAAATAAATCATAATTTTAACAATATTGTGATCAATAATAATTTTATTATTTTCTTTACTGTTATCTTTGTATAATATAATAAAATTATTAATGTTTTTTTCCCCATATAAATTTAAAAAATCTTTTAAACTGTCTGAATAATTATTTAATTGTATTTTACTTATATCATTTGTTTCATTTTTATCGTTTTTTTTAATTAATTTATTAATATAATCAAAAAATTCATTGATTAAAATTACTGTTTTTATAATAATTGAATTTGATTCTGTATTAAAAAAATTTTCTATTTGTACTTTATTATTATTGAATGTTCTTGATAATTCAATTAAATTATTATTAAATGAAGACATTTTACCTTTATAATTTATTCCTATTAATATAAATAAATAATAACAAAGATATTTTGAAATCACATTTTTAATTAATACAATATTTGAATTTTTTGTTACAAATTTATTAATATCTTTATCAGAAATTAATTCTTGTCCATATTCTATAATTTTATTAATATCTTTTTGATATTTAATAAAATTTGGTTCTTTTATAAGTTTTAAAAAACTTAATAAATCAGTTATTTGATTTTTAACTATCCACAAATACATAAATTTATCTAATGTTTGATCTAATATATCATCAATTTCTGATATGTACATATTACAAATATAATATATTATATTGATAATAAAATTTATAAAAAAACATTTATTCTAATATTATTTTTTACTTCATAATATACTTTAAAATTTATTTTGATAAAATTAAAACTTTTTTCTTTATATAATTAAATAATTCAATAGTTTTTTCAAAACCTTTATTTAATACATCATCTAATACATATTTTTTATCAACACAAACTGATAATAGTATATTCTTTTCCATAAAATTTGGTTTAGAAATACCCGAAAAAATAACTTCTGGTAAATTTTGCAAAATATAATTAATAGGACCACCACATGTATGATCTTCATTTTTTATTTCTATTTTAATTGAATTATTTTCTGTTAATATTTTTGAATATTGATTTTGAATTATATTTTCTTTTATTATTTTTATTTTTTCTATTATTATATCAATACCTTTTAATAATAAATTATATTCTGATAATTGTCCATTTGATTCTATATTAAATATATAACTATTTTCAGTGATTTCTTCATAATAAGTATTAGATGCATTAAATATTCCATCTAATTCACCAACTGCTAATACTCCTTTCATTGAACATTCAAATTCATCCCCAGGACATAATTGAATTAATGTTATTGGTTCTTTTCCTTTATACATTGTATTATTATCTATTATCTTATTATTTATACTTATTCTTAAATCATTTGTAGTTACATAACGCACTTTTTCTGGACCACTGTTTTTAACATTCAAATAAAATTCAATTTCATAATTATCATCTGGGTGTTTTTCTATTCTATCATTAAAATTTAAATTTTTGTAATATTTTAATGGTAATAAAGTAATATTATGATTAATTCTTTTAATAGGTAATTGTGATAATCTTAATTCCATATCAGTATTATCATATATTCGATTTTTTCTTATTATTTTAATTTTTGAACGATCAAATGCATATATTGGTATTTGATCTATACACACTTTTCTTAATGAATTTATAATTGAATAATTCACATCTTTTCCAGATATATTTAATATTAAATTTGATGAATCATATTTATCTGTTATATAACTTTGTTCTTTAATATTAAAATCAAAACTCATTTATAATATTATTTATATAATGATAAATTTATATATTATAATTATTTATCAATTTTTTTATTATTTTAAAATAATAAGATTATATTATTTTAAAATAATTTAAATAATATATTTTATTTCAATATTATATAATTAAAATGCAAATAAATAAAAAACAACTTTTTCAAAAAAATATTTTATTTTATATGGAATCTTGTAAAACATGCTCTATTTTTATTGATTTTGCTCAAAAAAAAAATATTTTAAAACACTTTAAAATGGTTTGTATTGATAATAATACTGATTATTTTGCATCAAATGGAATAAATAAAGTTCCAACTATTATAATTCCTAATATTAATAAACGTTTTGAAGGTAAAGAATGTTTAAAATGGCTTAATGATATGACTACAATTAATAATAATAATTTATATAAAGAAGAATTAATTATTTCAAATGTTAATGGTAATAATAGTTACAGTTTTGGTAACAATAATTATTCTAATAATAATTATTCTAATAATAATTATTCTAATAATAATTATTCTAATAATAATTCTAATAATAATAATTATTCTAATAATAATTCTAATAGTATAAATAATTACAAAAATTTAAATGGAAATACTAATTTAAATATTAATAATTTTAATAATTTAAATAGTAATAATTTAAATAGTAATAATTTAAATAGTAATAATTTTAATACCAATTTAAATGCTAATTTAAAAACAAATTTAAATGCTAATAATAATTCAAATAATTTATTTAATAATTCTAGTAAAAAAAATGTAATTGAACCACCAAATATAGTAAATAATAAATCACAAATAAATTTGAATAATAATTTATTGAAAGAACAACAACAAATACAAACTGTTCCTATTGTCAAACCTGTAAATCAATTATGTGGATATTTACAAAATGAAATGACAGGATTTTCTGATACTTATGCATGGACAAATATAGATAATCCATTACCAAAATCATTTTTAGCACCTGATAAAGATATGGAAATTTACACTGCTCCAGAACAAGATAAAATTAATAAAAAAAATCAAGAAGAAATGATTAAAAAAATTAAAACTATGCGTGATGATCAACAAAATAATTTTAAAGAAAGAATACAAATAATTAATGATAAAATATTTGAAAATAAAAATTTAATTCAATGGGGTGATAAAATAAAATAAAATAAATACTATTTAAAAATAAATAATTATTAATCAATAATTAAATGAATTTTAATAAAAATGAAGAAATAAATAAATTAGAAATTTATAATAATTTAATGGAAAAATATATTACTACAATTAATAATTTAATTGATACAAGTTATTCAATGGGAATTTTGCCATTTAAAATTATATTAGGAATAAATTATATAAAAAATTATTTAAATGAAAATAGATTTGAAACTTTACAATATGGAATAAATTATATATTATCAAATAAAGAAATTATATTAAATTTTGATATAAATAATCTTGATGAATTAGATATTGATTCAGATGATAATCAATCAATTAAATCATGTATTAATAATTTAAAAAACCATAATCAAAATATAAGTTCAACACAAGATTTAACATTAAATAATATATTTAATTTAAATCATATATTAAGTCCAGACAATATGATAAATTTAATAATTGAGATAAAAAACAATACTAAAAAAATATCTGAATTAGATATATTAATAATAAAAAATTTTTTTGAGTTATTAATTATAATTTTAGAAAAAATAAAAAATATTTTTTTATAAAAAATAGATTAAAATCTATTTAAAATTTTTAATATTTAAATAATTTATAAATATGGAACAAACTCAAACGGCAACAGATTACAAAGAATATTTTAAACAAAAATTTATAACAATATTTATAAATTTAATTAATAAAATTTATAATATATTACCAGATGAAAGTGATGATAAAAAAAATATATTAAAAATCATAAATTTAGGTGATAAATTAAATTTTGATAAAATTATAAAAAAAATGGAAGAAAACAAAAAATTAATTGATATTATTAATTTATTATTAAAAAATAATTTAAATGATGAAAATTATTATAATTATTTTAAAAATAAAGAAAAATATTGGACAATATTGCCATCATTTAATATTAACACTATAATTTTACAAATATCTGATAAAAATATTCATATTGATTTATTTACAGAAATCAATAATTTGTATGTTTGTGCAGTAACTTATAGTAAAGTATTAGAACAAATAAATGATTGTGCAAATGGAAAAGAATTTAATCCATTTGAATCAATTGGAAATATGGCAACAAATATGGATATAGAAACATTATTTAAAGATGTAAAAGTTAAAAATCTTACTGCATATGAAATGATAATGGATCAATTAATAAATAAAGAAACAACAGAAAAAATGCAAGATTACATATCTAATATTAAAGAATCAGATGTAAATGAAGCAGCATCTAAATTAAATGATGTTATAAATAGTGATCAATTTCAGGGGAATAAGCAAACATCACAAATATTATCAGAAATGTTAACAAAAATAAAAAAAGAAGTCATAGATTTAAAAGATAATTCTGATTCTTCAAAAATGCAAGGAAAACAAGGCATGGAACAATTATTAAATATTGCACAAAAAGTAGCAGGAAATATGATGAATCAAATTAAAGAAAGTGATATAAGTGTTTTAGATATATGGGATGCAACAAGTAGTTTAGCAAAAAATACTGTACAATCAGATGCATTAAATATTGTTGATAATTTAATAAGATCAAATATAGTAAATAATTTAAATAATCAAAATAATAAAGTAAATACAGAAAATACAGAAAATACATCAAATATAGAAGACACAAATTATGATGCAGAAACTGATTCTGAATTAAAAGTTAAAAAATCAAGAAGAAATAGAAATAGAAATAAAAATAATTAAAAAATAAAATAATAAATAAACAATTTAAAAATTGAACATTACATTAATAATATAAAATGTCAAAAAATATATATCGTATAAAAAAAAAAAGTGATCTTGATGAAATTATGAAAAATAATTTTTATAAACCAATATGTGTAATATTTATTTCAAAATCAAATAGTTTAATATATGATGATTTATGTACAACTTTATTATCTGTATCAAAACTAAATAGTTATAATATGACAATTTTAATAGATTTTGATGATTTTATTGATAATATTGATTATTTTTCATCAATTAAAAATAATGTACCATATTTTATGGCTTTTTTTAAAGGCAAAGTAATTAGTTCACTTGAATATTCTGATAATTTTATTCCAATTTTAGTTAATCAAATTGAACAAATTCATAATTCATATATAAATAAATTAAGAGTGTATTTTAATCAAGAAAATAATGAAAATAATATAAATAATATAAATAACAATAATACAAATGAAATTATAAATAATACCAATGAAAATATTGATAAAAATATTGATAAAAGTATTGATAAAAATATTGATATTTATTATAGAGATAACTATCCAAATTCAGCCGAATACAAAATTAATTTATACCCATTATTTATAGAACTTGCATTCAACTTAGCTAAACAAGGTTCGATAATCAACTTTATTATCCCTGATAGTTTTTTACTTGGTATGTATTTTTCTAAATTAAGAAAACTTCTTGTTGAAAAAAATACCATTCTAAAAATAGACACATTTAATCATAAAGTATTTGATGCTATAGTTGGCTTTAGTGTTATTTTAACTTTTAAAAAGGGTGCTTCTGATTCAGGTCACAATATTAATGTAAATAGTTATTCCGATATAGAAGAGTTGAACATTAACAAAAACCAAGTAATAAGTCAGGATTACTATCAAAACATGGAGAAAAACAAATTTTTGTTATTTGCTAATGAATTAGAAAAAAAACTTTTTGATAAAATTCATAAGAACGTAAACAAAATAAAGGATTTTGCAACTTGTAGAACTGGAATACGTTCTAAAATTGGTCAGAAGGAATTGATTTCAAAAAATAAGAATGATGATAGATTTAAAAGAGGAATTATATCTGGTTCACAGTTAAAAAAATTTGCAGTAATTTATGACGGTGATTGGCTAAATATAGATCCAAGTATTCTGAATAGTGGTGGTTTTGACTATGAAGTGATAAACAATCCCAAGATATTAATTAGGCAAACTGGAGACTCTATTATTTCTGCAATAGATTCGAATTGTTACTATCATCTTAATAATGTACATTCGCTGGCACTTAATGAAAAATATAAAAACATTAACCTTGAAGTTTTAGTTGTTTATTTGAATTCAAAATTGTACAACTTTATTTACACAAAATTATCAAATGAAAAGAATCGACCTTTAGCTCAAGTCAGAATTGATACTATAGAATCTCTACCAATTAAATTACCAAATGCCTCTGAATTTGAATTAATTAATAACTTGTATGTTAAGTTAATAGCTGAATTATATGATTGTGCAGATGTTACAAATAAGCTAAATTATCTACTTTATAGAATTTACGAACTTACACCTGAAGAAATCGACTACATAGAAAAGAATTATTAATTAATTACATTTATCAAACACACGGATAGTCCCTCCGTAATTTTTCCCCATCGTCTTGAAGATTGTTTCACCTTAAGAACACCTTTCATAATGGCTAAACGTGAAGTTTATT